AAACAGGATAGGCATATCCTCAATGTAAGCGAAACCGATGATAAAGTTGTTGTCGAGTTTGCAAAGCATCACGAGGATGAAGAAGGCATGGAAGTTGAAATGACTGAAGAAGCGCGTCCATATCATTACGGAGATGATGATGAAGATGAAAAAGGTAGAAATGTAGTTGACTTAAAAGTTGAGTACAGAACTATTGATTTATCAAGATCAGAATTTGTTGATGAAAAAAGTAGGCGTGTAAGAATTGGTGTTTCTAGTGAAGAGCCAGTAGAAAGAAGTTTTGGCATGGAAGTGCTAGGACATACACCAGAAGAAATAAACATGGAGTTTATGCAATCTGGAAGGGCGCCACTTTTGTTAGATCACGATATGACTAAGCAAATTGGTGTTATTGAAGAATTTAAACTTGATCAGGCTGCAAAAAGGACAGTTGCAGTAGTTAGATTTGGGCGATCTGATTTAGCTGAAGAAGTTTTTAGAGATGTGCTTGATGGCATACGCATGAATATAAGCGTAGGCTATCGAGTTGATAAATTAACAAGAATGAAAGACAAAGACGATAAAAGCTACTATAGAGCAAGCTTCACACCATTAGAAATATCTAGTGTTAGCGTGCCTGCTGATCAAAGTAGACTTGTCGGAGTTGGACGATCTAAAAAAATTGCTGAAAAAGCAAAGGTACAAATTATGGAAAACGAAAAACAAGAAATTAATCTTGATGAAGTTAGGTCAGAAAGTGCTGAAGCTGCTAAAAAAGAATTTGCAAGAAACTCAAAAGAGATTATTGATTTAGCTGTAAAACACAACAAAAGAGACCTAGCTCATAAAGCTATTTCTGAAGGCAAATCTGTTGAAGAATTTAGAGGTATTTTATTAGACAACATTTCTAATGATACTCCTCTAGAAACTCCGAAAGATATTGGTCTCACAGAAAAAGAAACAAAAAGATTTAGCATTATGAGAGCAATCAATGCTATGGCTAATCCTACAGATAGGAAAGCTCAAGAAAATGCTAAATTTGAATTTGAAGCTTCTGAAGCTGCACAAAGATCATATGGGCAGACTGCTCAAGGTATTATGCTTCCAGATGAAGTTTTAAGAAATTGGAATCAAAGAGATTTATCTGCTGGTTCAGATGGCGACCTTATTGGTCAAGATTACAGAGCAGGTGATTTCATTGATGTTCTAAGAAATAACTCAGCAGTTATGCCACTAGCAACTATGCTAAATGGTCTATCTGGCGATGTTAAGATTCCTAGAAAAACTGCTGCTGCTTCTGCTGCTTTTATTAGCTCAGAAGGCGGAGCTGCTGGTGAATCTGAATTAACAGTTGGAAATGTAAGTATGTCTCCTAAATCATTAGGTGCGTTTACAGACATTACTAGACAACTTATGATTCAATCATCAATCGATGTTGAAAATCTAGTTAGAAACGATTTAGCTGCTTCAATGGCTATTGCTATTGATGATGCTGCATTAGAAGGTTCTGGCTCTTCTGGGAATCCAACAGGGATAACCAACACTAGCGGAATTAACACAGTATCACTTTCAAGTGCTGCTGCCCCAACATTTAGTGAGATGGTGCAAATGGAAACAGCAGTCAGAGTGGATAATGCATTACTTGGCGATCTAGCTTATATTGTGCATCCAACTAACTATGGCACATTGAAAACTACTGAAAAAGCAACCAATACAGCACAATTTATTGCTGTTAATGACGAGATTAATGGCTACAGAGCAGTTGTATCTCCACAGTTAACTGCAAACAATTATGTGTTTGGTAACTTCAATGATTTACTTGTAGGAATGTTTGGGGGGCTTGATATAACAGTAGACCCCTTCAGTCAGTCAAGTACAGGTACAGTTAGGATTGTTGCGCTGCAATCAGTTGATGTAGCTGTAAGACACGCTGTGTCTTTCTGTGCTGCTTCATAATTGAGTGGTTTTAACAACTAACAAAATGGGTGGCTTAATTGCCACCCAACTTAGAAAAGGTGGGTATATGAAATATTTAATACTAAGCGACACAGTTGCTAACAAAGAAAAAGTCAAAGCAGGTGATGTGGTTGAGCTTCATATTGATGAAGGAAGATCATTGGTTGGTTATGGTAAAGCTGAAGAATATAAAGGCAAGCCAAAAAAAGAAACTAATAGAAGCGTAGGTCTAGAAAAATCTGAAACTCCTAAACCTAAGAAAAGAAGTAAAAAATAATGCCATTAGAGAGTGCTGCTGATTTTTCAAGCTATGTAGAAACCACAACAGGTCATGGTGTTACTGGAACTTTTATTGAAAAACAGCAGAACTTCTTTGATGATTTTCCATTGATAGATACCATGAGTTTGATTGATGATGGTAATACAAGCGTTATTAATTTGATTATCGATCAGGAATATTTTGGTATCGGTGGCGGTACAGTTGATGTGGATGGTTTTGAACCAAGAGCTATTGTAAAAGCTACAGATGTACCATTTATATCACAAAACGATGAATTAAGAGTAGATGCTATAACAACAGATCAGGGTAACACACTTGTTAGTGCAACTACATTTTTAGTAAAAACAGTTGAGCCTGATAATACAGGCTTAGTTTCATTAGTGTTACAAAAACAATGAGCCAGTTTAGATTAGAAACAGAAGCAGATATGCTATCTTATTTAGATAAAGATTTTGGACATGGTGTAGGAGCAACTTATACAAGAAGCGGAACTGCTACATCTATAAGTGTTATTCTTAATAATGAGTTTATCTTGCAAGACGAAGGGATTGGTTTAGAAGCTCTAAAACCAGTAGCTCATGCAAGAAGTGTTGATGTGCCAAACGCATCTTTTGGTGATTTATTGAATGTTGAAGCAATAAAAGATGTCAATGGTAATACTTTAAAAGCTGCTCAAAACTATACTATTGTTAATGTGCAAAAAGATAGAACAGGTTTTACAGAATTGATACTGGAAGAAGTGTAATGGCAAATCATGTAAGACAACAGATTAGAGAATACTTTGGAACTAATCTTAATAATTTAACAACAACAGGAACAAGAGTGCATGAATCTAGGGTATATCCTTTAGATACTTTACCTGCATTAGTAATTTACACGAAATCAGAAACATCTGAACCATTAGTTATGCATACTGATAGAGTAATGCAAAGAGACTTAAGCGTAGTAGTTGAAGGCTATGCAAAGGGAACTTCTAATTTTGATGATACTATTGATACAATATGCAAAGAAGTTGAAGAAGCTATTGCTGCTGATACTACATTAGGAGGTCTTGCAAAAGACACCTTTTTAGAATCGACAGAAATAGAGTTCAATGCGGAAGGCGAACAACCTATGGGTTTTGTTTCGCTTACATTTTTAACAAAATACTATGTTCAGGAAACCAATCCTGATGTAGCAGTTTAATGAGGAAAAATTATGAAATTAATTAGTCCAAATGGTAAAAGTTCTATAGATGCTCACCCTGATAGTGTTGAGTATCTTAAGAGTAAGGGTTGGAAAGAAGAAGCAATCCCATCGAAAGATAAAGTTAAATCTTCTTCTAAAACTAAAAACGAGGAATAAATATGGCAACTTTTTTAGGAAAAGGTGGTACTGTTCAAGTTGGAAGTAATGCAATAGCTGAAATAAGAAACTACAATATTGATGAAAATATTGATGTTGTTGAAGATACCAGTATGGGCGATGCTTCCAAAACATACTTAGCTTCAATAAAAGACTTTAGTGGTTCAGTCGATGTTCTTTTTGATGACACCGATACGAACGGACAAACAGCTTTATCTGTGGGTTCATCTGTTACACTAAACTTTGCACCTGAAGGAACAGGAAGTGGTGCTGTAAAACTTACAGGCACAGCTATTGTTACAGGTAAAAGTGTAACTGCTTCTTATGATGGCTTAGTAGAATCAAGCATTACTGTTCAAGGAACAGGTGGCTTAACAACAACAACTTATTAATTATGTCAGCAATAGATAACGCAACAAGGCATTTTGATAGCATTGACACAAAGATGATAGAAGTTCCTGAATGGGGAGAGGATGCAGATAATCCTTTAAAGATTTACTGTAAACCAATTACCCTTCAGGAGACTTCTAAGTTTATGAAATTAGCAAAAGATGATGAAATACAATTGCTTGCTTATGTATTAATTTACAAAGCTTTAGATGCGGATGGTGAAAAGTTATTTAATATTGCTGATAGGTCTGCTTTTTTAAATAGAGTAGATAGAACTGTTTTAATAAGAGTTGCATCTGAAATTATGGGTAACATAGATCAGGAGCAAATTAAAAAAAAGTAATTGAAGATAAGCAACTACAAATAAAATTTGTCTTAGCTGAAAGATTACACAAAACTTTAGCTGAAATTGAGCAAATGACATTAGAAGAGTTTCATGGGTGGATGGCTTATCTTGAAATACAAAATGAAGAAAGAGAAAAAGAATTGACAAAACATAGCAAAATAGAAGGTATAAGATAATGGCTAGATCAGATATACATATAAGAATGTTTGGTGATAACCGAACTTCTAAAATGTTTAATCAATTTAGAAAAGATGCTAGATCATCAACTCATGCAATTAACAATTTAAGAAATCAAATAATTGCAGCTTTTTCTGTAAGAGAGTTAGTAACAGCAGGAGACACCTTTGTCAACCTACAAAACAGAATGGGTGCTTTGACTGGCAACGCTAATGACACAGCAGATGCAATGGCGCACATGAAAAGAATCGCTATTGAATCTAGATCAGATTTCAGTGCTGTAGGTGATTTGTTTGCAAAAATTACTTTTGCTACAAAAGAAATGGGGTTAACACAACAAGAAGTAGCAGATGCGACACAAACAGTCGCAAACACCTTCATTATTTCTGGTGCTTCTGCAATAGAAGCTGCAAATGCTTCAAGACAATTAGCTCAAGGTTTAGCTTCTGGTACTTTGCGTGGTGACGAGCTAAATTCGGTAATGGAACAAAACTCTGCTTTAGCAGAATTACTTGCAAAAGGTCTTGGTGTGTCAACAGGTCAGTTAAGAGAAATGGGAGCAGCAGGTAAAATAACTGCTGAAAATATATTGCCAACATTAATATCTGCAACTGATGAAACTAACAAAACTATTGCAGAAATGAATATGACTATAGGGCAGTCAATCTCTTTACTTAAAACTCAATTTACAACCTTAATAGGTGAGTTTGAAGAAGCCACTGGGGTTTTTGGTGGTACTGCTACAGCTATTGGTATGTTAGCAAAAAATATGGAACTTTTATTAATACCTGCAACAGCATTAGCTGTAAGTGCAATACCAAAACTTGTATCAGGAGTTGTGGCTTTGGGTGTAGCTGTAAGAGCAAATCCGTTGACATCACTAGCAACAGGTCTAGCTGCTTTAGTTGCTACTGTTAAAATATTAAATCCTGAATTTAATTCTTTACAAGCAGAGCTTGTGGACACACTTACAAAACAACAAGGATTGTTAGATGAACTAAACAAAATGGAAAAGACTGATAGAGGGTTTGACAGATTATTAGATAAATATTTAGAGCTTGGTGATAAGGCACAAGATTTAAGAGAAAAGATAGAGGAGCAAAACAAAGCTTTAGAAGAAACACCAGATCCATTAAAAGCTTTTACAGATCAATATGATAAAATTATTGAAAAGTCAAAAGAAAGCATACAAGTTGTTAAAACTTTTGCAGAAACTATTGAGGGTAAACTTACCAATGCATTTACTGATTTCTTTGATATTACAAGTGAGGGTTTTGGAAACTTTAAAAATTTAGCAACATCAATTATAAGAGCCATAATTGCTGAACTAATACAACTCTTTATTGTGCAAAAAGCAGTTGGTATGATCAAAGCAGGCATTGGAACATTTAGTGATACGATTGAATTTAATAGGCTTACTGATAGAGGTACACTTTTTGATGGTGAAGGTGGTGGCTATACAGGCATGGGTGTTAGAGCAGGTGGCATAGATGGTAAAGGTGGCTTCCCTGCAATACTACATCCCAATGAAACAGTCATAGATCACACAAAAGGACAAGGTATGGGTGCTACTGTAAACTTTAATATAACTACAGTAGATGCAGCAGGTTTTGATGAATTATTAGCAAGTAGAAAAAACATGATTATTAGCATGGTCAATCAAGCTTATAACTCAAGAGGCAAAATGGGGATAGCATAATGTCAGGTACTTTTCCAACAACCATAAAACCTAGCAGTCTATCATTGCAAGACAATAGACCTAATTTAATAAATCAATCTGTATCTGGTAAAAGAGTTACTAGAAAATATGGCTCACAATATTTTACTTTGGATATTACATTACCACCTTTATCAAAAGATGATGCGATGGATGTTTTTGCTTTTTTAAAGAAACAGCAAAACTCTTTTGATAAATTTGATTATACATATCCAATAACAAACAGAGGTGCTAATAGAACACAAACAGATATAGTGGTAAATGGTTCTCATAGTGTAGGCGATAATACTATTGCATTATCAGGATTTGATAATTCGACAACAGATGTTTTAAAAGCAGGTGATGTAATTAAGTTTGCAAATCACGATAAAGTTTATATGCTTGAATCTGATTTAGATTCCGATGGAAGCGGTAATGGTACTGCAACAATATCACCAAGTATAATATCTACACTTGCTAACAGCGAAGCTGTAACAGTAGATCAACCAACCTTTAAAGTTTATTTAGATAGCGATGTTTTGTACACAACAAATACTTCAGGTTTATTTTCTATAAGTTTTTCTTTGAGAGAGTGCATTGAATAATGTCAAGGAATTTAAGTTCATCTTTACTAACGCAACTTGCAAACCCCACTAATACATTTTGCTTCCTACTAGAAATTAATACATCTACAGTTTTTAGATTAACTGATAATCAGTTTGATGTAACTTACGATTCCAATACTTATACATCTTCTGGTGAAATAATATCAGTAAGCACAACACCAGAAACAGGAGAGCTTAAGGTTGAAGAAACATCTATTGAATTATCAAATATAAATTCAACACTAATATCTGTGTTTGACGATGAAAACTATATTGATAATACAATCAATATTTATCTAGGTTTCTTTGATTCTAATGATTCGTTTATTGATGCGCTAACATACTTTTCAGGAAATATAAAAAATGTTGAGGTTAGTGAATCTAATTCCGAATCTAAAATAACCTTAACTTGTGCTAACCATTGGTCAAATTGGAACTTGAAAAAAGGAAGGCATTTTACTGATGAATCACAGCAATTAGCATTTACATCCGATAAAGGTCTTGAGTTTGCACATATAACAAAAGAAAACATTAGGTGGGGTAGTTAAATGGGTATCTTAAGTATTTTGCAAGGTATAGGATTAATAATTACAGTAATTACAGGTGTAAAAAATTTTAGAACACTTAAAAAGCTCAGAGATGCAGGTCAAGACATATTAGCTACGAAAACAGCAGATGGTGGCAAAATACCAATCATTTATGGAAGAAGAAGAGTTGGCTCAACTTTACTTTATATGGACACAGATTCAGGCAACTCTAGAGAATTGTTTGTTGTTTATGGTTTGTGTTTAGGCGAGATTGATTCAATTGAGCTTGATACAATTGAAATAAATGGCACTCCTATTTCTGATACAAGTGTTTTTAGAGATGGCTTTTACACAGGATCAGACAAAATTAGTAGTGGAGCAGGATCACTAAACACAGCAAGTCAAATAGGTAATGTTCAAGTTAGTGCTAATAATGGTAGAACTGGTGATGATCCTACAAAAAGATATAGAATGGTATTTAATGCTCATCATGGAGCAGATGATCAAACTGCTGATCCTATGCTTGTAGCATCACAAACTAAATGGACAAGCAATCACAGACTTAGAGGTATTGCTTATATCGCTGCATCTCTACAGTATGATAGTAAAGGAATGTTCACATCAACACCACAACTAACAGTAGTTGTAAAAGGTAGAAAGCTATACGATCCAAGAAAAGATGGTTCTATAACAGGCGGTACTGGTTCGCACAGAATAGATGATAAAACAACTTATGAATGGTCAAATAACGCTGTGTTGCCTTTACTTGATTATATACATCAAGATTATGGTAAAGGTTTAGCATCTTCTTTAATTGATTTACAAGCATTTCAAACAGCAGCAAATACAGCAGATACCATTGTTAATGTTCCAGATTATGCAGGCTCTTATTCTGCTGCAACTTTCACAGCAATCGTTGGGGATAGTTTTATAGATGTTGATGAAACTACATGGGGAAAACTGAAGGGTAACGAAAAAATATCTATAAAAGATAGTGGTGGTACAGCAATACTAACCAGAGCAAATATATTAGATGTACAGCGTAATACTCCTCATAGTGGTTCTACAAGTTACAGAATTTATATTGACGATATACCAGATGAAAAAATAAGCAAAAGCGTAACATTTTCAGCAACAAATGGAGATGCAACTATTACTGCAACTTGCACCAGTCATGGAGCAAGTGTAAACGATAGAGTGCTGTTTGCAGGTGCAACAAGTTTGGGTGGAAATATTACAGATGTTGTTTTGAATAAACTTTATACAATAACAACAGTTGCAGATGCAAACACATTTACCTTTGAAGCAACAAACTTAGATGGCACGACTGCAACAGCAAACTCTTCTGATACAGGTAATGGTGGTGGAAGCGTTACTGCTAAATTTATGTATGAAGATGAAACAGGTACAGTTTTGGCAGAAGTTACTAGATTTGAGTGTAATGGTATTGTAGATACCAATGAAACTGTTTTAGAAAACACAAGAGAGTTGCTTGCAAATGTAAGAGGTTTTTTAAATTATGTAGATGGTAAATATTCAATATTAATAGAAGATACAGGATCATCTAGTTTTAGTATTACAGAAGATCATATTATTAATGATGGCATAAAAATAAAATATGAGGATAAAGCAGAAAAACTTAATAAAGTTGTTGTTCAATTTTTTAATGCACAAAAAAAATTTGAAGCTGATACCAAAACTGCTTTCCATAATGATAACGCAAGCACTTATAAAAATGACGATGGCGGAGAAGAACTAGAAACTACTGCCGAATTTTCATATATCACTAATCCATATATTGCTTTTAATATGGGTAAAACTATTCTAAATAGAAGTAGAAATCAAAAAACAATATCTTTTGTTGGAACTCCTAGATTGCTAAATCTTACAGCAGGAGATGTTGTTGATATTACCTATGCACCATATAACCTATCAAGCGAGTTATATAGAATTGAAGCTATCAATCTCTTGGAAAATGGTTTGGTAAATATACAAATGCTTGAGTATCTTGATATTTATTCTTGGGATGCTAATGCACCAGTCGAAAATGTTGGTGATGAAACAAGATTGCCAACAGGCACAGAAACATCTAAAGTTACATCTCTTGCTTTTACAGACACAAACTCAAGTGCGACTGGGAGACCTTTTCTTTCTTGGACAAATCCCACAGATTACCCATCAAAAGAATTCAGAGTTTCAATTGTCGATTCAAGTGGCAATGAGGTACACAATAGAATTGTTAGCGATAGCAAGATTGATCTAAACTTTATTAAAACAGCATCAAACTATGTAGCTTCTGTAACTACAATCAATACAATTGGAGCAGAATCAGAATCAACTGATTTAACTTTTACTGTTTCAGATGAACCAATAAAAGCAGGTGATATACAAGCAGGCACAATAACTGCTGATAGATTAAATGTTACAGACTTAGCTCTTGATTTTACTGCTGCTACTGTTTCAGGTGCATCTATAGGATCATTTCAAAACAATACTATGCGACTTAAAAAAGTTGCAGATTTAGGTACAGCAACAGGTATCTATCATATTTATTGCAGAGTTTTTGGTGGTAATGGTGAGGTAAAAACATTATCTATTGTTGCAGGTGATGGAACTTATGGCACAGGATCAAGCTTTGAGCTAAGAGATGATTTTGCTTATAGTGATGGATCAACACCAACAATACCTACAGCAGATGAAGGTTCTGCTCAATATCATTCTGGACAAACACAGTTTTTTTCAGCAATTGATAGATTTGATAGCACTAACGAAATGGTACAAAAAGATTTTATTGTAAGAAAAGTAAGCAATACAAGCAGAACATTAAGGTTATATGTCTTAGCTCAAGGCGATGGCAACAATAAGCAATTAAGTAATGTTCAATATGGTTTTTATAGATTCTCGGAGATTTGATGCCAGTACATAATTTTGATTACAGCTATAAGTACAACAGCATGAAAACAATGCCAAAAAGTATTGATGATGATACGCAAATAGTAAGAGAGGTTTGTGTTGAAGTAACAGGTGTTGATGTTTTAGATAGCGAAAAAACACATACTGAAAAAATGTATTCACAATTAGAAGGTGTTTATAGCTTGCGAGATAATGATTTACCACCTGATTTTATATTATTAAAAGATATTACAGAGCAACAAATAATAGATTGGTATAAAAAAACTGTAACCTTAGATGATCTAAATATTTACTTTACTTGGCAAATATTTGGTATTGATGAGGTAAATGCATGAGTTTATATATAAAACACTTAAGATATAAACTACAATAGATATGAGGACAGAATATGGCAACACATGATTATAATATAGCTAACCAAACAGGAGCAGACTTTAGAGCAGACCTAAACAATGCTCTTTTAGCTATTGTTTCTAATAACAGCAATGCTACATCTCCAAGCACTACTTACGCTTATCAGCTTTGGGTTGATACAGCTAACAATGTTTTAAAATTAAGAAATTCTGCAAATAGTGATTGGATAACAACAGGTATTAGTATTACCGCTTCAAATAGTTTTACAGGTGATATTACTGGTAATAGTGCAACAGCAACAGCATTAGCTACTGCAAGAACAATTAATGGCGTAAGTTTTGATGGCACAGCAAACATTTCTTTTAATACTGATTCTGTTAGCGAAGGTTCAAGTAATTTATATTTTACAAACGAAAGAGTAGACGATCAGGTAAATTCTTTACTTACAGCAGGAAGTGGTATCAGTCTTACTTATGATGATGCAGCAGGTACATTAACAATTGCAAACACTAATTCTGCTGATATAACAAGTGTTGTTGCAGGTAATGGTCTTACAGGTGGCGGAACTTCAGGCGATGTAACTTTAGCAGTAAGTGTTGATGATTCATCAATAGAAATAAATTCAGATACTTTAAGAGTAAAAGCAAGCGGTATCACAAATGCTATGCTTGCAGGATCAATAGCAAATGACAAACTTGCAGGCTCTATAGCAAACAGCAAGCTTGCAAACTCAAGCGTTACAATTAATTCTCAAGCTATATCTTTAGGTGGATCACATACTTTTGATAGCGATGATATTGGTGAGGGTTCTAGCAATTTATATTTTACCAATGCAAGAGCTAGAGGATCATTAAGTATAGGATCAGAAGGATCAGCAAGCGGAAATGGTGCTATTGCTTACAATAGTTCAACAGGTGTATTTACTTATACACCACCTGTTATAAGTGGGTTGTCAGGTGATACAGACGATCTATCAGAAGGATCATCAAATCTGTACTATACAGATGCAAGATCAAATGCTGCTATTGATGCAAGAGTAACTAATACATTTATAAATAATCTATCAGGCGTTGTAGCTGATACTGCAACAGCTTTAGCTACAGCAAGATCAATAGCATTGTCAGGCGATGTAACTGCTTCAGGTGTGAATTTTGATGGCACAGGTGATATAACCTTATCGACAACAATAGCTGCAAACAGCGTAGCTTTAGGAACTGATACTACAGGAAACTATGTTGCTGGTATATCAGGCACAACAAACGAGATTGAGGTTTCAGGATCAGGAAGTGAGACTGCAAGCGTAACAATTGGCTTGCCAGATAATGTAACCATTGCAGGCGATTTAACAGTCAATGGAACAACAACCACAGTAAATACATCAACATTAGAAGTCGAAGATCCACTTATAAAACTTGCCAAAGCAAATAGTGGTGCTGATAGTGTTGATATAGGTTTCTATGGTTTGTATGACACTTCTGGATCACAAGATTTATATGCAGGATTATTTAGAGATGCTTCTGATAGTGGCAAGTTCAAACTATTTAAAGATTTACAAGCAGAGCCAACAACCACAGTAAACACTTCTGGAACAGGATATGCAGTTGGCACTTTGGTTTCTAACTTAGAGGGAGATGTTACAGGCACAGTTTCTTCTATTAGTAATCATTCAACTTCTGATTTATCTGAAGGCACTAATCTTTACTATACAGATGCTAGATTTGACACAAGACTAGGCACAAAAACTACAGATAACTTAACTGAAGGTTCTAGCAATCTTTATATGACAACTGAAAGAGTACAAGACATAGTTGGTGGTATGGTCACAGGCAATACTGAGACAGGTATTTCAGTAACTTACGATGATGCAGATGGTACATTAGATTTTGTGGTTGCAACTTTAAATCAGGACACAACAGGAAATGCAGCAACAGCAACAGCGTTGGAAACAGCTAGAACTATTGGTGGGGTATCTTTTGATGGAACAGGTAATATAGATTTAGCAGGTGTAAACACAACAGGCAATCAAGATACCACAGGAAATGCAGCTACAGCTACTACAGCAGGAACAGTTACAACAGCAGCACAACCGAATATTACAAGTCTTGGAACACTTACAACCC